CTAGCTGAAACTCTGTGGTGTTCAGATAACCAGATGGTTCAGCCCCCGCAACCGAGACACCGCCCACAGGCCCTATCACACTGGCCATATCATGCACGGCCACGTATGCCCCGTTGACACTCAGCGCAGGATCGTTTTCCCGCGCCCAGCCATCCCCGTAGGACCACGGACTCACCAAGGCATCGACCTCAAACCCTAAATCATAGAAAGTGATGGCTTGAATTTTGGCGGCAGCTTCAGCGTCAATATCTGCAAGGGTCAGATCACTGATAGCCAATTGATCGCGCGACAGGACTACCCACGAGCGGGCATACTCAACGGTGCGTTTCTTATAAGGCAAAGGCCCAATTTGGCGCGATATGTCGATAATATCTGCGCCTTTCAGGATGGAAGGCTGGGCACCAAACTCAATACGGCCCAAACTCAGCTTACCACTGCGTGTAAAGGCTTTGTGTGCCCCGATACCCCGCAAAAGCTTGTCTAGGATATCAATGGCCGTTTCGCTGTCTCCCACCACCACGCCCGCTTGGTAATTAGCGACCGCGCGCAGCACATCGAAGCTAGCCGTATCAATATCGGCTACACCAAGAACGGTAAACTCGACTATCAGTTTTTCAATCAGATCAATGGTGCCGTCGACGTATCCATTGAGTGCATATCCGTTTACGTCACAAGTAGGATCTCCGTCTGGCGGAACTTGAAAGCGAATTAAACCTTCGGCAAGCTTTACGGCGTATTGACCGTCAGCCATGGAGATAGGCCACGATAGGCCGTCCCCCACTTGCTGCAATGCAACGCCCCGATCCCGAACTTCCTGAATAGCCGAAATAGGACCCACCGAAACCATATACTCGTTAACGGTTTCGTCTGTCTTTTCCATACCGACGTTGCGGCAATAGCCGAGCACAAGCGGTTTCACTTTGTCGGCCAAATCAAGACCGCCCTCAGAGCCGCCAGTGCCTGCAAACTTCTGTGCCCGAACGGGCTCTTGCAATACGGCGCTCGGGTCCGCAAAAGGTATTGCCAGCTCGTCCCTAGACGGTGCCTCAATATCAAGAGCATTGCCCGAATGCCAGATTTTGACGCCGCTCACGGCTTTTGATTTCTGGTCGTACTCCGCTTCCCATATTTCTATGAGCCGACCATTCCACGAATAATCCAGCAAAGCAGCGTTTGATTTCTCAAGACCATTGATCTTGATAGCCCCTATGGTCGGCGCACTGCCCAAAGCCACGTCTTGAACATCGAAATTAGTGACCGACCTCCTCAGGCTCGTGCGGTCCAGATACCCGCGGTATTGATTTCCGCCGTAACGGCATGGCGTGGTCGACAGATACACGTCCACTTCCGCAGCCCCTACTATATCGTAGGGGCGCGCATGCAAGAGATAAATGCGGGCCATTAATTAAAGCTCGCTGTTCGCTCTGTCCCGCGGTAACCGCCTCCTGTGCCCGCCATTTGATTGATGGCATTCGTTTGGGCGTTGATCGCGACCGAAATGCCCGTGATGCCATTTCTCAAATCGTTGAGGACATCAATCGTCTCCTGACCAATGGCGTCAATAACGTCTGTCTGCATATTCACTGAATCCGATACCTGGCCAAAGTCAGGTTGATCAAGAGCATCAAGGCGGTCGTTTTGGTTCAGTATGGCAAGGTTCGTCGCATCCTGTACCCGTTGTTGGATCGAGAAGAAATCCGACGAGGAGGCAAAGATATTCCGGGCCTGCTCAATGATCGTGCGACCGACTTGCTGGAATGCCCCAAAGTCAACGTTTTCACCAGCTCCCAATCGAGCCTCGAATACAGCGAACTCAGAAAGCAGATCACCAACCACATTGCTGCCGGACCTAAAAGAGAGCGAACCAAACTGAAGTTCAAACAGAAAGTTCTTCCAATCCCTCGTCAAGGCCTCCGATTGGCTTTTCAGCAGGCGCTCGCGTTCCTTCCCTTGGACCTCAAGCAGCAAATTCGTGTCTAAGCCAAACTTGCGGAACTTGTTGAACTCTGTTTCCTGCGTGGAAACCAACTCTTCCCATGCCGCTTTTGCGGGGTTGGTGAAGTCCACAAGCCGTGACATTAGATCCTTATGCGCTCCCTCGACAAAAGCCACGTCCTGAAGCACGCTATCCAGATCGTTTATGTTCGCATTCTTGAGTAGGTTTTTTGAAATATCGCTAAGGCCAGTTATGACGCCGCGGCTAAGAGCACTCGCTACCGCAGCCGCCACAGCGTCTTCAGCATTATCGAACGTCTGGTGTCGGTCGTTGCTGCCAAAGTTTTTGTTGTCCCTTGAAGGCGTGCTCTGAAAAACAAACTCGTCTTTTCGGTGCCCAATCTGTCCAACCTGAAATCCCGCCTGTAGGGAACCACCCGCACCGTCTGCAATTTTGTTGAGAATGTCAATCACAGAATCAGCAAGAGTGCCCGCGACAGCCCGGTCACCTTTGCCGCGAGCAAACGAGCCAGTAACGCCAAGCTCCCCGCTCGAACCTACCCCGACAGTGGCCCCCGCTTTTGCCGTCTTGCCAAACAGGCCAACAAGCTTCCCGATGATACCGCCCGCAATTCCGCCTAGAATGTTTCCGAGGCCGGGGATGGCACTTCCGATAACAGCACCTATGCTGCCGCCAGTGCCGGAGAGGCCCAGACCTCCTAAAGCTTGGCCGAACCCTATATTTCCGAGCAGGCCACCGAGTTTTCCTGTGATGCCCTTTAGCCCTTTACTCAAGCCACTGAACAGGCCTTTCAATGGGCCAAAATCGATTTTTGTTAAAATGCCTTCAGTCGGTAGTTTCAGTTCAAAACCGCTGCCAAAAATGCCTTTGCCGTCTTTTCCCGAGTCAGCCGTGGATTTATTTTCGCTGCTTCCACCAATTATGTTTGCTATCCCGCCAATCCCACCTTCGGGTGAAGCAGTCTTAAATATAGCGTCGAAAAGTTTAGCCCCCGCAATCTGTGCAGCCATGGTTTTGAAGATGCCAAAAACATTCTTAGCGAAACCCTTGAATCCATTTAGGCCGTTGTCGAAAATGTCTTGGAATAACTGGCCAAAACTGTCCTGAATATTGCGGTAGGCTTGGTCCCATGCTTGTGAAACCCCATCGACGGCATCGCGCTGTGCACCGATTTCTTTTCTCACGCCTTGCAGAAGGGAAAGCTTTTGATGGATTTGGTCAAGTTCTGCCGGTAACAGCTCGCGACCCATGCGCCCAGAGAGGGCCGCTATATATGCGACTGTGTCTGCTTCCTCATCACGGCCCGCGAGGATCAACTTTTGAACTTTTAATTCAAGGTCAAGATCACCCGTGGTGTCTGCAAAAACAGCTCTTTGCTTTCGTTGAATCTTCAAACGGTCCGCAGTCAGCTTCAACAAGATACCAAGTATGTCGACGCCTTTGGCAGCCTCAGTGTTGGTATTGCTGGTTTCACCGGTGTTACCTTCAATTTGTACCCCGACGCTTGCCAATATCTTCTGTTGGGCGGTTGCCGTTCCATTGATCGATGCTATTTGTGCTTCAATCGCTGATAAACCATCTCTAAGGCTTTGCAGCTCGGTTGCCTTCGCCATTACCTTAGGCAATAGACCCGTTTGGCCCTCAAATTTTGAAATTGAAGCCAGAGCAACACCCAATTCATTCGCGGAAACCTTTGCGCCAATGAATTGCTGCTTTAGCTTCTCAACGCCCAGTCGGTCGTCACCGAAAGTGAAGTTTTGAAACTGGTTTATCAGCCCCTCAAAGTTATCGTCGCCAATTCCCATTTTGCCATTTAGGCCACGAAAGACCCGCGTAGCGAGACTGGATGTATTCTCATCAATAGATAGCTTCAATTGGTCTCGGGCATTTATGAGCCGCCCTTCAGCAAGTTTACGTTCTGCCGTAGAAAGCTTGTCAATCTTTTCGATCTGGCCATCTATGCCACTAAACCAGTCATCCGAAGCCGTTTTCGCTACTTTCATTGCCTCACTAGCCGAGAGCACGTCTTCAGACAAAGTTACAAATGCTATGGCTAATCCGGTTATTGCAAGGCCAATTGGCCCACCGACGAACGCCAAGGCACCCCGCAATGCCGTTGCAGCGCCAGTCATCAGTGCCATTCTTGCGGCTGCAATGGGCGCTATTGTGGCCATCATCCGTATTCCGGCAACTGCCGCTAGGTTTTGAGTTAAAAACGCGGCCCATGCTGCAGCACCTAGTGCCTGGACAAGCCTCACGCCCAATATTGTAGCTACGACTGTCGCGATTGAACCCAACGTATCCAGATTATCTCCCATCAAGCCTATCAAGCTCGTTGCGTTAAGAATTCCCTGGGTCAGTGCGCCAAGCGCTCCGGTGCTAGCCACTCTGTCGGAAAACTTATCAAAAGCGTCGCCCATATTCGACATTGCGCCAGCGAATGTTCGGCTTTGATCCTCGGCAGCGCCGCCGAAGTTGGCCTGAGCAATTTCAATAATTGCCTGAAATATTGAACTAGCGTCTTTTTTGATTGATTTGGTCACGCCATTAAAAGAGATTTTGGCCTGGTCACCCTCGGAACGCAGGATGATACCAAACTGCTTTAGCGCCTCAGCCTCGCCGAATGATGCTGACACTGCAGCTTGTACGGCTTGCGTAATATCTCTCCCGCGCCCGGCGGCCAGATCAGCGAGCGCGATCATTTCCTCTTTTGCTGGCTTAAGGCCCACGCCTTTGAGATTTATGTAAGCTTCGGTCAAATTCCGCACAGCGAACGGAGTTTTGGAAGCAAGTCCCTGAATGACCTTGAACTGCTTTGCCGCTGCTTCGGCAGAACCGGTGACGGTTTTTAGCTGGACGCGAAGCTGCTCAAAAGCCGAACCAATTTTGATAATGGACCTAACCAGCAAGCCGAGGCCTAAAGCACCAGCTACCGCACCAAAGCCGACCAATTGTTTCTTGAATCTCGAAAAAGCACCTTCCGTTTTTTGCACGGCACCGGTGGCGGAATTGGCATCACGTTTGATGTCTTTCAGACTACGGGTAGCTACACGTTCACCGGACTGCATATCGCGGGCGTCAATCCCTAATCGCAGAACTTGTTCGGTCACGGGCGTTCTCCATAGAAAAGCCACCCCGGATGAGGTGACTTGGTACATTCAACTTTTGCGGTTATATTATTTCCCCACACAACCAAGGGAGTATGACGATGGCAAAAAAGCCGAAGAAACAATCATCCGATAAAGTCTCTACACTTGCTGCCAAAGTACTTGGCGGTAGCAAAAAACCGACGGCGGCAGAGAAGGCATGCGCCTATTATCCACACAATTACAAAAACTCTCTGCGCAGCTCTATATTCAATTGTGGCTTCAAGTTTATCTAATGGAAGCCGTCATCGAGCGAGGAATTAACTATTTTATACAACGAAATCCTAATTCATTGCAGCGGTTTCGTTGGCGTGTAGATCAAAAATCACCGGACGTCAAAACTGATTTTGAAGACGCATTTGAAAAGCTGAGCCCGGCTCTTCTACAATCATTCTCTTTGGCTGATCCAAAAGGTCTTTTTGATTGGTGCGACTACCGACCGATGAAAAAATATATGATTGAGAAAGGCGAATTCCCTGACTATCTAATGGATAAGTTCCCCCACCTTGAATCCGAGCAAGGTTTAAATCTGCAAAAAATATTAAGAGATGACATTCGGTTCGTTGACTCTAAGAATTTTGACGGCGTTCAGGTCGCCGACCTGCTAGCTTCAGGACTTCGTAAATTACTGAGGAAAAATTTTAGTGATAACCAGAAAGCTGCCCAATACCTTGGCAGGCTGATGATACAAGCAGAACGAACGAACCCCCCTCTCAAATTTGCCTCATTTGGCCAAGACGCATTTCTTGATGATGACCTAGCCTACTTAGTCAACATCATGAAGAAATCTTGTCGACCCATGTTCCACTCATGAGCCAGCCAACGAAAAAAGCTCACCCGTCCGTCTAAAAAAGACTGAGTGATTGGTCTATTTAATTTTTGCCTCTACACACAACTCTGTAAGCTGCCAATCTACCACCGCTCTTTCGCCTGGCTGAATGGTATATCTTGAGGCACATTGCATCTTGATATCCGACAAGAGTTTCTCTCTTTCTTCCGCCGTCTTGTCTCTTGAAAATGCATCCATAAGCATACTGAATTCATTCAGAGCTATACGTTCCGCCGCTTCCAACTGACCCTTTGCGCAAAAGGCCAACTTAGTAAACTGCTCCCGGTCGCTCTCTGTTCGTATGCTAGAATATTCGATAAGTGGCATTCCCAATTTAAAAGAACATAGCAATTGAGGATCGCTGATACTGTGTTCTGCCCCATTATCAACAAACAACATCGCCGCCAAAGCTAGTTCAATCACTGATCAGATCCCCTCCGCCTGTCTTGCTCTGTATCTTTCAATCTGCGCCTTACTCACGTCAGAAACGTAGCACAATGGCGAGGCACCGCCTGGCTTTGAGTAAGCACTGCGTTTGCCACACTTCGATCCGTTAGACGTAGTGTTGTAAGGGCAAGGACATCTACCGCTATAAGAACTTATGGACTTCTGAATAAGTATTTTTGCTATTTGTTGGTCGATGAGTGTGGGTTTCTTGGCATCATCTGCAAATGCTGCAGAAGCCGATAACAAGGTTGCACACATAAAGTATGTGAAAATTCGTTTCATAACTTTCCCCTCTCGCGCTACGATTAGAGGCCCCGAATTGCATATAAGTCAACGGGAAGTTTCAGTTTAAACCCTATATAATGTTCTAGTTGTCTTCTTCTTTCCTGCTCTGCAGCGTCCGAAATTCCATATCCATCTGCTGGATCAGAAACACAAACTCTTCCGCATAGTCATCAGGACCAAGGCCGTATAAGGACCGCCAAGCCAGCATATCGCCGAAACTGATAGCGTTTATGCCCATCCCTACCGTGCGGGCCCCAGACAGTTCCCAAAAATCATTGAAGTAACCCATTTCCCATTCGTCAAGCTCAGGGGATTCCGGCATTTCAATCTCTGCGTCATCCCCTGCTTGTTCTCGTTTTTGGGCTTCGATTATTTCGAGCTCTTCTTCTCCGTTTTCTCCGCCCCACTGGATTGCCCAGCGGACGGCGCTTCGGAGTTTTTTGCCGCTGCTTCAAGTTCCGCTTTGTTAAAGATCTTTTCGTCTTCCGCAATGCGTTCAATGTCCCTTCGAAAATCAGGCAATTCACAAAGCACGTCAAACGCATATTCTTTGGAGAATGCCTCGAGGTCTTCAAAGCCCTTCCAACCCATCAGGATCGTCTCTGATACCAAACGGGCCATAATCTTGTTGAGTTCCTCGTCATCGTTCTTTTGCCGACGTCGCTCTTTTGAAAGCTGTTGTGAAACTCGGGTAAAGCGCTTGTTGGCGCCGCCTGCCCTTGCCACTTTCACCCAAGCTTCTTCACCATACCAAACCCATACGCCGTCTTTCTCTGCGACGGCATCGGTTTTCTTGTTTTCGAAAATCTTCATGAAATTTACCTTGTCGGTTTAAGCGCAGAGATCGGGGCAGGCCCGACAAAACCTGCCCCACCCTGCGCGCGGGGAAACTCAAAGCACTATAAGTGCCCGTTGTCGGATTAAACTTTGACGATTGTGATGTCGGTAGACGGCGTCGGGTCGTACTGCGCCTGGTAATTCACCGTTGCTTTAAAGCTGTCACCCTTTGCAGCCATGGGGGCCGAATAATCGGTAAGTTTAGCTTTGGTCATTGTCACCGTGTAGGTCGTGCCGCCTTTGACCATATCAAAGCTTATGGCCGCGTTAGTGCGGCTTTTGAAAGCCGTGTATGCCTCAAAGCTTTCAAAATAGAGCTCTATAGTGCCGGTGACAGATCGTTCGCCATTTCCGATTGCTACGGCGGTGTCTGAGCCCAAGGCATCACGCTCGGACAATTCATTTGAGATTTCCATACTGATAGACGTTGCGATCGGGTTTGTAATACCCGTGATGGCGACGTTTTTGAGATCAGTACCAATTAGATAAGAAGCCCCTGAAGCGGCTGTGTATGTGGCGCCCAAGATAATCGCTGTGCCGGTCGTTTCCGTTAGCCCCATAAATTGAACGGAGGCCCCCTGCTTAGCCTTGGTTCCTGCGTTCAAGGACAAGCTTGATACACGTAGTCCCGCAAATCGGTGGTAAAGCGCAGCCGAAATTTTGCGCTCGACTGTGAAATGATGATCGTCCTGCGCTCCTTCCAAAGTCCCTGCGTTCCATGTCCCGCGCAGAGCCGCCTCAAGCATATCTTCGAACTCTTGGCTTAACCGCGGCAGGAATTCAATACCGCCACCAATACTTTCACCGTTGGCTTGAACCTCCTGCACGGCTGCTACCGCTGCAATCTCATTGCCGCTCTCATACGCCAAAGTCGACTTGAGTGATTCCCCGGTAATTTTCATTTTTTGAAAAACAGGTGTTGCGGGTGTAACGCCGGCCGTTACTTCTTTGACGTAGCCCATTTCGGACTCGTTGACGTCCATCAAAGCCATTTGCTTGCTCCTTCGATATGAAAAAGCCCGCTACAATGGCGGGCATTTGGGTGGTTATTCTTGTGATCTGTAGGGGATATTGACGTTGACCTGGTAGGCTTCCCCTTGTTTGCCTCGATCAAATATATTGGGGTCCAAAGTAATTAGTTTCCCGCTAGGGCCAGACCAGTTGTTAAACACGGCAATCACGGCGTCTAAAATTTCGAGCGCCTTCACAACATCCTCGCCCTTAACGCCTGTGAATATCTGTATCATGACCAGCCCCGAGCGCTCTTTGTCTGTATTGCCTCCCAGACCGATTGTGCCGGATAACTGCGGGACCATGCGGAATACAACGCGAGGCAAAGTAGCCGTGGAGCTTTTCTGCCCGGGGAATAAAACAGGTTCAGCCCTTAAGGCCCAACCGGCGATCATCCGTTGCTCTAGAGCCTCTTTATCTGCTTGGTGACCCATGGTTAAAGCCCATATTTGTTTTTAAGACGATTGGCCGTTAGAGCCACCATGCCCTCGGGCGCCTTTTGACTGTGCCCATGCTCAAGCGCATCAATGTAGGGCAACCCATTGTTGAGCCAAATAATGCTGTTAGGTGGTGTACTTGTCATTACAGCCTCGCCAGCCGCGATCGTGCCGCCGCCGCTCTTGTCGCTGTTTTCAATTTGGCTATTGATCACCGCATTGACACTGACCTGCCAGTTACCGCGCGCTCTGCCACTGTCTACCGGCGTCATCAGCACTACACCCTCTAGGGCCTCAAACGCTATTTTCCGTTGGATCAGTCTGGATTTGGGCTCTATGTCGCCTGCAAATTTATCTAACGCTGCCCCAAAAGATTTTATGTTCGAGGTCACGCACCGGGATCCGGTACGCTGCGCAGCCCAAGGTTATAGATAATGACCACCGTGGCGGGCCGTACCGGTGTAATTCCGGCAATACGCCACCATCCGCCGTCGAAGGAAAACAGGTCTCCTAGCTTGGGGGGCGCAACAAGGCCCTCAGCTTCCATCTTGGCAAATCGTATGTGCTTCTCGTCGTAGTTTTCTTCTTTTACGTCAAAGGCCTGAATTTTGTCCCCAGTAGCGGGCGGGGTGACGATCCAGACATTGAGGTAATCGACATAGGTGTTCCCATTGGCACCCGTCGCCGGGTCATAGATACCACCTTGGGTGAAAATTCTTAATGTAGCGGGCTTTCCTGCCTTGCGGATCGCTAGTGAAGCTTTGAGCCGGATGGCCTCGTAATCAATCGCCATCTTAAGCCCTGACTAGCTTAGTGAAAGGTGACCCCGCCCCTGACACCGAAAAATCAGACAGCAGCCTGTCAACGCGCGGGAAACGCCTCCCTGTAGGAGCAGCGTCCATATATTCTGTTTCTTCCTCGAATACGCCTTCGGTTTTCTCTCTGCGGCGTTTGATTGCCCCGCCTCGATCGGTAGGCAAGGAAGGATCTCCATTCACCAGTGTGTCGGCTGCAATCTCCATCAGGGCTCGTGTTAGCTCTCGGGGTAACTCATTGCCGCCGATAGTCCGCGTGCCATCTTGAACAATTACGCTCGTGCGCGGCCAAGCGAGAGAATGGGTAGATTTGGTTTTATACCCTTTCCACACATAAGCGGTATCGAGGTATTCGGTTGCCAGGCGGAGCGCTACTTCCTTTTTGGCGGTGTCCGTCTCAGCGGCCCACGCGCTATGCCCGAAGTTGGCAAAGCCGGGATCAGCCACATCGAGATACGAGTCAGCGCCTAGGACAACCGAACCGTCTTCTACAATCAATGCCATACCCATACCTCTTTACCTTACGGATTGAAAAAGGCCCCGAAGGGCCTTACTTTGCTTCGCGGACCTTCGCGCTACCCACCGCCCTTTTTACGGGCTTCACTAAAGCTTCATACCGCGCTCGGTCAGCACAGTTGGGCTCGCCGTTTTCCAGCAGATCAACGTCAATGATCAAGCCTGTATGGAGATCGCGGAACTTGGACGTTTTCATTTTAGCCATGTCCCTACTCCCCCGCCTCACGCCAGAGGTCTACGGCCTTCAAGATTTCGGTAGCCTGTTCTTTGCTGGTGACGTCACCAGCAAAATGCTCACGCGCGGCCTTCTTAAGCGTTTCGTGGTGATCTGTTGCGTCATAGAGCTTTGCTGGCTCTGGCTCTGGCTCTGGCTCTGGCTCTGGCTCTGGCTCTGGCTCTGGCTCTGGCTCTGCAGGAGAATTCGGGGCCGGGTTTTCGCCGTCAACTTTCTCCTTATAAATTTCGTGAATGTCTCCGTCGAAATCAGTTTCATTGATTAAGACAAAGTCCCCTTGGCTTTCATGCTGGGGGTTAATCTTTATAGTTTTCATCTGTTTTCTCTGAATTGCTGTGAAAAAAGACCCGGAGCCGAAACCCCGGGTCGCCATTTCTTGGTTTTGGGTTAGCCTATGAGCAATGCAATGTGCTCTGGCTTGACCGCCGCTACTCCCCACGCAAGCGCAATCTCGTACTGGATCTGGCGGTATTGCGCGTAGAGGGATACTTCGAACGACAAGCCCGACACCGGATCAGTAATAATCATTCGGTCAGAAGCACTGTCGCCCTGCTCCGGAAGGGCCGGGGCTCGTGTAGCCAGAGCGATAGAAGACCTAGCGAAGGCCATGCTCCGGGAAGACGACCCAACCACTGTAATGGCTGTCGCGGAAGCCGGGATGGCCGTACGCAGGCCCGGCGAAGCAATAGTAATTGACCCGCCATCCGCTACGTTGGCATCCCCACTAGTTATGATATACTTTTCGCTGTCTCCAGCAAAGCTGACAATATCTCCGGCCATAACCGTGCCTGTACCGGCCAAGTTAGCAAGCGCAATAACAGTGGTGCCTACCGAATAACCAGCCGTGTCAGTTGTAGCGCCTGCGCCCGTACCTGCGGTGTGAGTTTTTACCTGCGCTGATTCGCGAAGCTTCATACCATGTATATCAAGCAAAAGCCCCTGACGCAGTAAGCTGTCATTTCCTGCCTCGCCCACCTTGGTAAGCTGACCCAATGTGCGCATATTGGCACCAGCTGCAGTGTCCATAACAAGATGCATATCGCTAGTCGGTGCGCCATTATCGACCAAAAGCTTCCGAACCTGAGAAGTTGCCGCAAGGTTGGTAGCAAAAGGCGTAGTGCCCGCCGTGCCATATGCGCGCGACGCCTTTACATGAAGTGCCGCGAGATCTGCCTCGACTTCGTTGACCAGAGTACGCATGCCTTGCGCCAATTGATCACGCAGGATCACGTTATACGACGCCCCGTTATTGTCGAGACCGCGTTTTTCCTCGCCGTTCCAACGAATAGGAACGCGCCGCGATTTCGTGATTGTCATATCGGTACTGCCAATAGTCTGATCGCCATCGTCAGGAGGGTTTACCGCCGGGGCGATGTCTGAAGCTACCGATGCCGGAGCAACAGGAGACGTTACGGTTTGGCCTTTGGCGGCACGCTCATATGTCATGTCCGCAGTAACCGCCGGGATGAAACCGACTAGCTCACGCGAAACCACGTTGAGCGCATTGTAGATTGTGGTCGTTAGACCAGTAAGGGTGTTAGCCATTGGATTTCCTTATCCTTCTGTGACATTCCCGCCGCCCTGCATATAGACAGACCTGTCTTCGGGTTTCATTTGGTCAAAAGCCGTACGGGAGATTGATTTTCCGTCCCCACCACCGGCACCATTGTTATGTTTTCCGCCACCACCGGCACCGGAACCCTTTAGAATGCTGTCTTTGTGCGAGTACGTTTCTACTAATATGCTGAGGACTTCCTCGAAATCGGCGGGAACCGTTGGGTTTTCGCGCGACTGAATTTTGCTTCCCGCGGCGTCATAACCGACGACATTGCCGTCCTCGATTTTGAAGTGCGAGCCGAAGTGAGACTGTGCCAAATCAGACGGTATAACGAGCTTTTCGGCGATGAACTTTGAACGAGCAAACCTGCCGCCAATTTTTTCAGAGTATAATTCGCCTTCAAGCTTATCGCCCCGTCCTTTCTCGGCATCATACTTTTCGGTAGATGCTTTATTCATGGCTTCGATTTTTTCCTCATATGCTTTGCTGACTTGAGCCTTAACCTTTTCCACATCCCCGGCATCCACCAGTTTTTTGTCGTCAAGGTTGCTGACCGTAGCCAAAGCAGCTACTGCCGCCTTTGGGTCTTCGATACCCTCAAAAAGCTTCAGGCTTGCCTCGGCGGTTTCCGCCCGCTGACGATTGGTTTTGGCCTCACTGTTCACGGCACTTATCCTGGCCACCATGCCGGGCACGTCCGTAGGAACTTCCTTGCCGTCGTCATGGATGTAAACGGGCTTACCACCCTCAATTGCTGCGTAAGTTTTGCCTTCAATTTCGACTGTCTTGAGTTTCATCTTATTCCCTTTGGGCGTCCGCCCTATCGCAATGGAGCTCCGCTCCTGTCACCGCATGGCCTCTGGCACCACGGCATAAAAAAAGGCCGCTGCTATCGCAACGACCCGGTTAAAATTTACTGAAAGGTTTGTTAGACGCTTTTAAGCATCTGGTCTGGGCGTATAAGCACCCATCCTTGGCCCTTTTCGTATGTGGCTATCAATCCAACCTCGCCAAACAATCCGGAGCGCCCTCGTTGAAGACAGGCGGGGCAATACATTTTCTCAAAGTGCTTGCGCCCGGTCAGATCAATCCGATTCCCGTCAGTCCTTGGGGCCGGATATTTAATCATCACTTCTTTGCAGGCGACAGGCTCGCCCGCGGCTTCACATATAGGGCACTCGTGCAAGACGTCATTCGCATTGCTTCGCTTCGGGGGACTTTTAGGCCTACCACCTCGTCCGCCATCTATGCTTTCCAATTTGACCATCTGGTATCAATAACAGAATTTGGCCTACGCCGCAAAATCCGATAACCCAGCTCGCTCAAAGGCGTCGGGAGCGCGCCGTTTAAGCTGATCCAGCGTCAATTCGTGACCGTTCCGCATTACAAACCTTTCAATCGGCAAGTCACCTTTGAGAAATAGTTTGGCTTTGGTTTTGCCCAGCACCTCCTCTACAACGGATGTGGGCTGGGATTTTAGCCATGTTCCGTAAGTAGTAGTCGCCGACACTTGCCCGTCTAAGCTAGCGCGCGTTCCAACCGGTGCCTCACTTAAGTCTATCCCTAGTTCTTTCCATGATTTTAGCACTGGTGTCACCGTTGACCTACAACCGCCATGCGCAGGCGGCCTCGGTCCGCTGTCTACTGGATAGACCTTGCCGTCTCTGGAGGCGCAAATTGCTGTAGTTCGGCTATCCAGTGTCGCGACCCATCGAACGCCTTTGATTATGTCCTGATTCCCCTCGAACGTGGCTTGCCTCGCTTGCGTCGAGATGTGGTTCACTGAGGTTCGGACCAGAAATTCAGCGCCTCGGCGTGTCGCGTTTAAGATGCCGTCTTTGTATCCGTTCGCCCGCGTGCCCCTGATCCGGCGCACTATTTGCCCTATTGTTTCGCCCTCTGCAACGCCCAAGCGCAGATGTTGCGCTATCCGTGCCTTCGTATTTTTATCAAGCGCAGCAACCATTCCTTTCAAGAACCGACCTTCTAGAGGCCTTGTGTATACCGCCGCGCGCAGGGTTTGCAGATTAACCCTATTGGTTTGAAACTTGATTGGTGCACCTTGAATTATACCGGCCAACACTTCATCGGATTCAAGTCTAACAAGTTCATCTACGATCTGGTAAAGCTCGCCGCGAAACTTGGACATTGCTGCTTTATTGATGTCCGCAACGTCCCCTAGTAGCCGTATCATTCTCCTAGAGGTTATCGGCCCGCCCGAGGGATCTCGTTTCATTATGGCTGTGAACAGATCTTCGTGGATCGCATCCAACAATGCTATTAGGCGTTTAACTTCACCCGCTTTGAAACGCTCCAAAACGATCTGACGCCTCACCGTATGGTCGTGAAGCCTATCGTTGCTAGATTTCATTGGTAAGTATGTCGGCGGCGGCGTCTTCAGCCGACGCCACCTCTATTTTAGGGTCAACCTCTTGGTCTAGGATGTTCCTGCGCATAGCCTCTTTGATCACGCGCTCTTTGCCAATAACACCCGCTAGATAGATGTCTTTCACTGCGCCGAAAGTCTCAACGCTGGTTTCGTTGCCAAAGTCGCTGTTGATGTTGACTTTGCCGTCCATCGCGACGTCGAGAAAATCGGCCAAATAGCCAAGAGCGGTCGTCATATCGTTAGCCAGGCGCAGTACCATGCGCTGAATAGGGCTTAGTTCTTTGGTTTCGTCATGTTGCTTGCTAACGCCCGATTCCGCGACCGGGGCTCTTACCAGGAGGCTTTTGGTTTTGCGCAATGCCGCCTCACGAATATCCAACAACTCTTGCCGCCCGGCCGCAATTGCCGCGCCGGAATGCTCAGCAAAAAAGAATTTTGCCGCAGGGTCTGACGAGTGCATGAATGTTTTAGGTGATATTTTTACATCCGCTCCCGCTCCTGGATTGAACCCGGTGGCGCAGAAAATAGGGAATCTAGCGACCTGCATGATATTGCGCTGATCCCCTTCCGAGGCCCAATGGGCACGGTTTAGATGAGCTACATGCATAAGGGGCGGCTTGACTTCTAGAGTTCCATTCTTTTTGCCCGCGTAAAAGATGCGGAACGGGACGTATGATAGGCTTGTCGTACCGCCTTCATTGTCGAGTTTCACCCAGTCACTTTTATTGCCAACTTTCTGCTCTTCCCAAATTTCGAACAATCCGGGCTCAAGCACCCTCACACGGTTAACAACTTTTTCGCCAAACTCGTCTTTAACCACCTTTTTCTCACGAAGCCGGACGTGTGTATACATTTCGGCCCCGTTCACAAACTCACTAATTGCAACAATAATATCGTCTGCCGCTATGTGAATTATATACGGGCGGTGTCCCGCTTCTAGCTCGTCTTTGCGGGTTGAACCTTCAGGCAGCTTTTGCGGGTGATCAGCCAAGATGCCGCAATAGCCATTGCTCAGGCCTTCTTCAAAGACATCAACTGCGATTTGGTGAACCGAGTTTCCGCAGCGATCGATGTTGCTTTCAAACTCTGAAATCTCAACCGGTACATCGTCGGACAATGTGACAGGCTTAGCGAATGGCTTGCCCACCAGAAATTCAAGGTTATCCGCAAATATTGGCTCAAGGATCGCGTTCCTTAAGCGAGCATCGTAGTCTTTTTGTTCTTCTGCCTCATACTTGGGCATGTACGTCTCGCCAGCGGCAACCATGGCATTGCGGCCAGCCGAAAGGTCAGCAATTAACTTTCGGTCCTCAGCTCCTGCCAAATAGCCCGCGCTTGGTGTGCTTACGTTAGCCATAGATTAAAACCTTATCTTGCCCATAGTAGAAGTCGGGCCGCCTGTTAGTTCGTTGAAGGCCCTTGAGGCGGCGTCCACTTGATCGTCGTGACCGGGGCCGGGAAAGCTCTCCAATTCTTTGATAAATGCTTCATTCCAAGGCCCGCGAATGAGATACACATTCCCTGCTTCAACTTGCGCTGACAGCGGCATGGCGCGTGTTACTTTGTCCCCCGTTTCTGTAGAGGTGCGAACATCCAAGCCGGCAAGGTCTTTTGTGAAGTCATTCGCCACTATCTTTCCAGCTGAACCGGGGTCTTGTGGGATCGAAATACGCACGCCTAAGCCATCTACTCGCGATTGATTTATGATTTTACTCTTGGTCGATCCCGGGCTTTCTCTAAACCGCTCAACGTGGTCGATGTAATAGCAATTGTTTACTCGCGACATGCGCAGGCCGACGGTCCAGTCCGGATCCTCTTTGGCGGTTTTCTTTTCTGTTGCCGCTATATCCCAGCCTCGACAGCGTACTCCGCCGCTTGGGGCAGCATCGACCACTTTGAAATCGCTGCGCCTAAACACCATTCCAGCGTTTGCACGTATCTTCCAGTTACCGTGTAACAACTGCTCGCGTGTCACTCGGTCCTGAGCGTTCAGGTTAGCCAGGTATCCCGGGTCCTTCTCCAAAAGGATTTTATTGTCGAATATACTCGAAGCAATGAAGGTGAACGACTTGATATCGGTTTTTGCGTTGTAGCCTTGATCCACCAACTCTTGAACAGACGCAGCCCAAGTCATGTCCTCGTCACGCTTGACTAGATACCTAATGACACCCGACCGTTCGGGGATGGCATATCCTGTATCCCAATTAATCCACCAAGATATCAAATCAGCAACAAAGCTGTCAGGGTCGGGGTTACAGGTGGCCCGCATATAAGGCTTCACGCCGGACGTTGAGCGGTTCCGCGTAAGCATGTAGAAAAACTGCTTCTTCGAAAAGTGCGTTAACTCATCCCAACCTATGAATGGTATCTGAGCGCCTTGATAAGCCTGCAGCGTCTTTTCATGCTCAAGGTGTGCGAATTTCAGCTTGGCGCCACTCTCAAACTTCCACAGTGACTTTGACTGAATGCCTCTCCCGCCAAGCATTGGGTATAATTTTTCGCTCTCATCCCACATTCCACCTTCGTTGTGGATCTGGGTCGATTGCCGCCTGAATATAGTACCGCCAAAAGACGGGTTGCCAATATGGCGCATGCCCTCAAACAAAAGCCCGAACGTCTTACCGCCGCCCGCTGATCCGCCGTACACGGCTATGTCTGCCGGCGTGGAAAGAAACATTTCCTGCGGGCCAGCCTGAGGCCTAATCTCCATCTTCGGCTCTATCGTCGCGACCGTTATCCGGTAAGTAGCATAGCACTTGACCGACGTTAGTAATTGCCCCGGACTCAGTAGCTATTTCGTGTCTGGTGCTCCACCCGCGGCTTTTGCCTTTACGGTCCAAATAGTAGCGGACCATAGCGCCGTCGTTTTTGTTGATACCGTTTAGTACTTTGCTCTCTGCAACGTCTAACTGGTTTTCGCTGCCTAATATTTGAGCCGTTTTGAGGCGTACAGATTTGGAAATCGCGCGCGAGAGTGTTTCCCGGGCGATCCCGATTTTGCCAGCCGCAGCTAACACGATTCCCCCGCACGACCGTATGGCACCGTCCCGCTGCGCTTCTTTCAACGGCTTGTCAGTCTGCAGATAGGTTTTCAATAAGATCGGCTTGATACCAGCAGACCGAGCCGCTTTGTCTGGATTGCCACCAAAGGCCACAAGCTCGTCGTCCAATATCTCACGCAGGTTTTCTGGTAGGTCCGCGACACTCTGCGGCCATTTCTGCTTGTCGGTCATTCGAAACTCTCTGTTCTGCCGGTACCAATTTCATCCCGTAATTGTTGACTTCTGGGCCATTCATCATCCCTTTCTTGCGGATAAGCGGCTGTTTGAAGCCCAAATAATCTACATGGTGATGAACCCGGCCATACTTGCGAACAACTCTGGAAACATCGGGATGCACTCTGGCCTGCATTAATGACTTTGCGATCGTGCCGGTGTCGGCATAGATCGCGCCTTTTTTCACGCTTCCTTCTTTGTGGTAAAATTCTTCGGTATTGCCACCCTTGAGCTTCTGGGTGCCAAGCTTGCCTTGCAGGAAGGCGTTAAACTGTATAGTGCACCACCCGGCCTTGAGCATATCGAGACTTAGTATCGTGTCCTCGTTGTATCGGCCCCGCCACCGAAACGGCAGGTCGTTCCTGATAAAATTGCAAGAGTAGATACGGGTGTTGGTGACATAGGGCGGCATTTTTATCCGGTCGGGTGCGAACATTGAATAGTTCGGGCCAGCCATTGCCACATTTTCATAGCGTAAACAGAAATCTTCCATTGCCCGCCAGAACGATGCGGTTTTGAGCACTATCCGTTTGTTTCGGTTGAGCCGCCTGAACTTCCGAATGTTATCGTCGAGAACCCAGTGCCACGCATGCCCGTTCTGGACTGAGTGATCCCAAGCAAAGTTTCTTGCCGGACCTGGTCCTGTGCTTTTTGTTAAGCCGTGTTCGTCGCAGAGTTCATATTGGCTCTTATAGCCCATATCCAAGACAAACACCGTAGCCAGCAGGCCGTGAGCCGTAACCGCCGCCCCGTATTGCTCGGCCTCATCCGGCTCGACTATGATGTGATGCCTAACGCCGATCTTGGTCAGCGCTTTGCTGGTCATCATGTATTCGCTTCGGCCTTTTGAAACGATATACAGCGGGAACTGAGGCTGGCTACTCATAACACTCGCTGGCGAGGTCGCGCTTTGCCAGAAACGGAAACCATATCGACTTGGTTTTATTGGTGTGTTTTTGATCCACTAGAGCAAAGAAGGCCTCGACATCTGCTTTAGACAAAAAGCTCACTATGACTTGCCTGTGTACCGTCGTGTCCTGAACGAATTCCGGCATACCCTGCCATTCTTCGTCGGCACTTCCGGCTTGATCCAGTTCGCCTATTAGCGAGCCTAGTTCCAATTCCGAAAACCCCAACATGTCGAGTTCCGGTAGCTCAAGGCTTATGTCGGTGAGCTCGATCCTCAGTAGATCAAAGTCCCATGCGCTGCCTTCAGCAATCTTATTGTCGGCAATTCGTAGCGCGCGCTTCTGAGCGTCACTTAAACCCCTCAAGGCAATACAGGGTACTTTATACAGCTTTAGCCGCTGTGAAGCCCGTACACGCCCGTGGCCCGCTATGATTTCGTTGTTTTCGTCTATCAATATCGGGTTGGTAAAACCAAACTCGGTTATTGAAGCGGCGATTTTGCCAATCTGCTTATCGGAGTGCGTGCGCGCATTGTTGGCGTATTCCACCAACTGACTGACGGGCACGAGACGCACTTTATGTGTCGACTCTGTCATTGGATACCTGTTACGGATAACCCGCCTAGTGGCTAGGTGCGGGATGGGCCAACGTAGGCCGCGTTTGTCCGTGAGGGTTACCGCCCTCGGTTCGGGGTGTTCAAGCACCCCTGCCCCCGCTAGCCGGTCAGGCTAAACGAGGGTAATTCCTTGAAAAATATAGATATTTAGGCAAAATAAAACCCCGCGCAACGCTGGTTGCCGGGGCTGGGGTGCACTTCATCACCATGAATATTTATGAAGCTAATATCCGGCACTTCCGGACAAACGTCAATATTTTTTTAAGATCTTCCTCCTGGAACAACGTATGAAGACTGATTTTGAGGCGCTCTAGCATGTGCCTCAGATCTCAATTCTTTCCTATGCGTTTCATCTTCAGCTAGATCTTTTTCCATTTCAAGAACGATAAAATTCAATTCAATGTCAACGGTATGCAGCTTGCAGATAACTAGTTCAAGTTCCTCTTGAGAAAGAGCGCCCAGCCCCTCTTCACGCATTTTTCTTGGCAGATCATCCTTGAGTTTATTGATGGAATTTAGTCTCGCGTCATGCTTGGTATTCCAGGCCACCAAACCTCCCGATCCCGATCGTCCCCTGGCCCTTGCCATGCCATGCCGAGATTTTGTTACGTCAGGATGGGTGTGTATAGCTTTGTCGAAATTGAAACTAACGCGGTCTCTTAGCTTGCGAACTTCGATCCTTAAATCCAGTTTTTTGATACTAGCCGCTTTTCGATAGCCTAAAATTCCTGAAACGGCTCCAACAGAACCAGTCACAACCGCGACCCAAATTCCTATATCTTGTACCCAATTTGTACTTTCCAAGTTTGCCTCCTACGCTTTGCGTCGCCGAGGATAATCTCTTGAATTCAGCTTCAACACAAGCCTTTCAATCGCTCGTCGATAGCGCCTAGCCATACTGTCATAGGTGATGCCGTGTGTATTTGTGATGCGGGCTACCCTTGCCCACTGAACACGCTCTAACCCTTGGCCTTTTTGCGCGATTGCCGCGGCCACGATCTTTCGGTCCAAATCATTCTTGATCCACATGAACCATTGCAGCATATCGTGGAACTGGTCGATATGGTGTGGTGCCGCCCGCACGCTGTAGAATTCCTCTCGGTCTTTGCGGTAATCGTCGACGCCCCGCACCACTTCGGGATGGTTGGACTTGTAGCCGCGCAGGAACCTCTTTTCGTTGTCTGGTATCGCGCGTTCCGCCGCAATGCCGTTGATCAATACTTGCTCGACTTCTGCCCGCGTCCAAAGGAAATCATCAATCGTGATCACTTCCGGCGTTTTCAGTACATTTGGCCCGGTGGGCTCTACAAACACTCCCCTCGCTTCGTCTATGCCGCCGTATAAGGCTTCAAGCCATGCTTCCGCTTCGCCGGGTGCCAGCTGCCGACCTTTAGTCTCAATCTGGTTACTCATGTACATTACTGCCCCCTGTCGGTCCCTGTGCTGTGCTGGTGTCGGGCCAGCGGTTTACTGTTTTCGTTCGCCGCGGCCTCCTGCGAAGGTGCCGCTAGTCATTGTCTGATCTTTCTGGATGGACGACGGTGTCGGAAATGTCAGTTTCAACAAGACGTTTCACCCAGCCAACAAACTGCCGGGCGAACACGCTAGCCGCCCCTAGAAACAGCCCCGCAACAATAGCAATCACCACGTAATATCCAATCATCACGCCCTCACTTCGATCAGAGGGTTAACGCGGCTTACGGTCCTGTATTCGTTTGGCTTGATAAAGCGATCGTCCGTGAGAATTTCAGGCCAGAGCCTACCGGGCGATGTGTGCAACATATTGCAAAGGTCGCTAAGGGTTACACCACCCGTGCTCTGCGTGGTCGCGGCCTTCACTATTACGTAGGCCCTGTCGATCAGGCTGGTGTGCCTTGGTAGATCAAGTGTTAGCAGTGTCATGACGTCCCCCTTTTTCCAGTGCTTCAATCGCGTATTTCCATGCTCTGTAATGGCGATCGCTCAACAGGCGACGTAGTTCCGGGCCGTCTCCCTCGGTCCACCGTTTGCTAGCCTTAAGCGTCGCATCTATGGCCCTCGCAAAACGGCGCGGTATCTTCCTGTTGCATTCCTTGCATGTGCCTTTAGAAGCAATCACCGGCGCGGTGCACCCCTCAATAGGGCACTTATAGCGCGCCAGCCTGTTGCGGTACGGCGGCTCCACCATTTTGCGGTTTATGAAGGCGATATAGGGCATTAGGCCGCTGCCTTTTCGGCACATACCAAATTGATGAAGCGGAGCAAACGAGGGTTGTCTCGGTATATTTGTGCCCATGCCGTGGCCATTGTGCCTATGGTCCGTTCTTCCTTGTCAGTATCTTCAAGATGATAGGCCCAATAAATCGCGTGGTTTATTTCATGCAGAAAGGTGTCCAGCAATTTTTGCGGTTTTAGCGATGTATCAACCCGTATTTCCTGCCGATAAGTGCTACATTCCCCGAACCGTTGCGCTTCAACGCCTTCCACCATCGTCCAAGGCCGAACTTCGAAGTCGAATGCCGCTACCCGGACAGACCGTGGCAACATCGATTGGTTCTTAGTTTCCTTAGTCAAGCCGCCTCTCCCTGTGTGAGTGGTTGGCCGCACGTTGGACAACAGCCATGAGGGAAACCGATATTAGTTACGCGGATTTGCCCCCCAACATATCGAAGGCCTTTTCTGGTGATTTCAATGGACCGCGCCCTGTTGGGGATTCGATAGATCATGTCGAGCGTTTCGAGGCCAACCACCAATCTTGCGATGCCCGATTTAGCTTTCAGCCCCATTTCTCGCCGCATTGTGTCGTAGGACGGGGTCACACCTGTTTCGCTGATGCGCTCGTGCATGAACTTCAGCAGCTTGTATTGCTTTTCGGTCATGCTGCCACCTCGGGGTACTGGTCCCAGATAATGCCGCCGAGGACCCTGCCCTTTGCCTTGATGGCCTTTTGGTTGCGCCCTGACCACTGTTTGAACAGGAACGGAACATCGGCTTGTATGCACTGGTCAGCGAGGCTTCTTGCCCACTCGTATTCCATATCGCGGCGTCTGCTATCGGGCGCGCTTTCTCCGCCGCAGATAACCCCGTGAAGCTCGCCCGAATTCAGGTGGTAGAACTGCCTACCAAACGGCGCAGGGTTTTCGACCCTCCTGAGGTCAAGCGGCCCCAATAGCGGCTCACACGATAGAAATCGCACTTTGGCTGGTGTGTCGATCAAATGAGGAAGGCGCATGCGGGCTTCCACTTGATTTTCAACCGTCGTACCCAGCCACACGTTCGGATAGCCATTGCCCCAATCGTCAGGCAAATATTTGTGAATGTTCTGCGGCCGCTTAGTCAAAAGCAGGAAGTCGAGGTTCGGACATTCACGGATCAGCGCCCACATGTCCTGGCGCCACTCCGGCAATATGCTTTTGTGGTTGTCAAATACGTCGGCTAGGGATGCCACAAAGACGCGATGACGGCGGCCAATTGCCAATGCCTTACGGTTCCACACCTTTACTCTATTCCAATTGGCTTCTCTGGTGCGCTTTCTGTCTCCGTGAGGTCCCCATTTAACTTGATTAAATCGGGCGGTTTGTCTCTCGGCGTAGCAGTTATCACAGGCCGAACTAATCTTGGTACATCCAAGCCATGGATTAAAAGTGTGATCCGTCCACTCTATCTTGCTGTTTTCAGCCATTATGCGACCTCCCTATGAGCGATGTGATGCGTGTGACGAGCCGGCAGTGTGGGCAAAAGGTCGTTGACCGCCGCATAAACCTCGACTGAGCGCCATACACTTGATGGTTCCCTAGACGCCCATTGCAGGATGATTGCCCCCACTCTGCCGGTTTCTCTGGTGATGCCGATGTACAGCCCGTCCTGTTGCGGCCAGGTCTTGCTGTCTTTGAAGTCGAACGTAGGCCAGCATTGGTCCAGCTGCTCGCGGAATATCTGTTGCCGCAGATCATGGGCACCTGATGGATCAATGAACACTTCAAGCACTTGCTGGTCGCTTATGGGGGTTGGATCGTTCATGCCGCAGCCTCCAAAATGTCTTGAGGGCACTCGGATAGTTCCATCGGGTTATCTAGATTTCGGGGCCATCGGCCATTTGCCTTTTTGAAGTCTGCGGCGTCACGCCATTTTAGGCGCAGCTGCTCTTCCGGAGTTTGATAATCCGGCTGGCTGGGTAAGGCTTGCACGCTGCTGCCGTTGTTGTCGTACTGCCCCTCGAGGAATTTGTTGAACTTCGATGGCTCCAAGAAGAAATCCAAGTTTGCTTTCCAATCGGTTTTTTTGCCAGTTAGGAATTCCGACTTAGCAGCTTTCCACATCGCTTCACGCCAACCATCCAAGCCACCAACGTCCTGCAAGCGGTCTTTTATTCGCTTCTTTCGGCCAGCGTCGAGCTTTCGAACATCGGTACACCCAGCAGCAACAGCGATAGTTTTGTAGGCCTCAAGGGCCAGAGCAATTTCGTCTTGTTGTTTAGGTTCCGAAAATCCTAATTCGTAATCACTACTACCCTTGTTCCTTTCCTTTCCTTTCCTTTCCTTTCCTTGCGGCACGCGTTGTTCACGCGTAACCCACGCGTCGTCCACGCGATACAACTCATTGTTTTCGTTAGGGATTGGGAGATTTGATGATTTTTCTTTTCCGTTAATTGCTTGATGATCTGCAAATGCTGGAACGTGCCCATATTCGACGCCATTTACGACGTATTTTCTAACGAAATCACGCGTGGCTAACGCGTGAAGCACGCGTGAAAAATCAACTTCGTCGTATGGAAGTGCATCAACTTTTATCTGCCGCGGTATCCATTCGAAACGCCCTTCCCGGTCACAAACGGTCCATATCCCTGCGAACGCCAATCTCAGCGGCAGGCCGGTCTCTACCTCCAGTTCAAATAGCTTCAGGTTCTTAAAGAACTCGGGCTTGATGGTCCTAATTCTACCCATTGAATAGTTCCTCTTGAGGGTTAGGGTCGTTGAAGTAATTCGTCGCCATGACCGCGTTGATATGGATGGTTTTCTTGGGGCCGTGGCGGTTCTTGCCAAGGATGAGTTCGAGCCGCCCAGAGACGCGGTCCATCTTGGCTTGCCACTCCACGTGATCTGACGTGCCCTTCATTGGTTCTTCTTCGCCGAGGTAATATTCTTCCCTGTAGACGAAAATAATAACTGCGGCGTCCTGCTCGATCGCCCCTGATTGGCGAAGGTCTGATTTTTTCGGGCGCTTATTGGTCCGGCTCTTGTCCATCCGGCTTAACTGTGAGAGCGCCACGACAGGAACCCGCAATTCTTTTGCAAGAGCCAGCAGTGCATTCGAAACCTTGGTGACTTCCTCGAAAAGGCCATTGCATTTTTCATCCGCTTTTAGCTGCTGTAGATAGTCAACGACTATGAAACCAAGCTTCAGGCCGCGGCGCTCGAAGTCACGTTGGGCGCGCTTGGCTATCATACGAATACGGGACGGGGTCAAACCGCTCTGGTCAATCCACGTAATTGGCACGCCTTCAACTCGCTCACGGGCGGCGTTTACCCATTCAGCTTCCAAATCATTGTATTTGCCGTCTTGAATTCGGAAGTATTCTACGGAGCGCTGGTGCTCCACGTTGATCTCGGCACTAATCGCTCGATAGATATTTTCCTCAGCATCCATTTCCTGAGATATGAACAAACCTCCAACTGGCTCAGGCGCCGCACCTGGTGTCTTTTGTCCGCGTGCCGCAGCGAACGCTATATGATTTGCGAGCCCTGACTTACCCATACTGGTATCACCAGCCAGCACATAGAGCGTCGAGGGCTTGAGGCCCCCTGTGGCCTTGTCAAGGCTGTGAATGCCAGTCGTAAGGCCAACAATGCCGCTGTGCTTGCGCGCCTCATCAATCCGGGCGAACGCGTCTCTTGTGGCGGTAACTGTGTCCCTAATGGTCTGGTGACCTTTGGACGCCTCTCTGTGCAAGCCGTGCATCGCGGTTTCAACGGTTTCGACGATATCCATAGCTTTTGTATCAATAGGCGCGTCGTAGGCGTCATTCACAGCCCCCTCGCACGCAATTATCACCGAACGGCGCATAGCTAGATCGCGAATGGTACCCGCATAATCCTCTGCATTTATTATAGTAGCCGCCGAAGCGGCTAGTCTGACCAGATATGCCGCGTCACCAAGATCAACTAACGCCGCGTGACCTTTGAAATATGGTCCGAGTTTTACTGGCGTCGCCTCCTGGTTCTGATCATCAAGCTTGCAAATGTGCTCGTAGATTTCACCGTGAACAGGCTCATAAAACATTTCCGGCTCAAGGACGTGTCGGACTTTTAAGAGTACATCCCTGCTGTTTACCAAGAGTGAGCCCAACAACGCCTGCTCCGCCTCCAAGTTGCAGGGGGGCTCCCTGAAGTCCTCCTTTGGTCCTAAACCGTCCATTAGGTGGAAGCGCTGATCATCCATCACTCGGCACCTCTCTCACAAAAGACGTCAAGTGTTATCCTTGGAAGACAGCGAGTAAGAAGCCGATGAAAATAACTGTTCGAACTTACATAAAAATTCCTATTGTAGGTGACTGGTTCAACGTTATTGATTGAAGGAATTGACCAGTGAAGAAGCCCAACAAACCAACCAACTCCGTCACCACCCCTGCCCTGATTGTCATATTGATGTTCGCCGTCTACGGACGGGATATTGATTTTGCCGCCGTTTTGGCACTCATTCAGGCGTGGCGAAAGTGATGTCATGCCGCGCCCTCAAAATCGAAAAGGGGCCCTGCGTCGGCAGTGGATTTTTGAACCCCTTGAGCCTGGCACAAATTATTTCTGAGCCTCGCTGCTGCTATCTCAGCGTACTCAGGGTTAAGCTCAATCAGGATGGATGTGCGGCCAAGGTTCTTTGCGGCCAGCGCTGTGGTGCCCGCCCCGCCGAACGGGTCTAAAACGGTGCCACCAGATGGGCAACCTGCGGCGATACAGCGCCGCGCCAGTTCTTCGGGGAATGTGGCGAAGTGTGCGCCCTTAAACGACTGGGTAGGTATCTCCCAAACTTCAAATCTTGCTGGCTCATAATTTTTCAGGTGGCGACCATTTTCTTGCTGTTCTTTACGGTCCATTTGGTCCCAACGGTCGTTAAATCCAGCATGGCGGCGGCCGTGGCCGCGTTGTTTATCTTTCTTGGGACCACCCACAGCTTTCATGTTGCCATTAGTTTTATCCCCGGCATGCGCGCGGTCACTACCATTCTGATTTTCAATGTCCTGTTTCCACCTCGCTATGCTGCTCGGCGCCGCTGAACGCCTAACAGTTGTTGGGTCATATGCGTACCGCGCGGACTTGGTGAACAAATATATTTTTTCATGTGCTGTAGCGGGGCGGTCTTTGATGCTTTCAGGCATAGGGTTCGGCTTGGCCCAGATGATTTCAGACCGCACCCACCAACCCCACTCTTGCATGGCAATAGCAAAGCGATTAGGCACCATGCACAGGTCTTTCGGCTTCATATAGCCACCAGCGCGAATCCGGCCCTGCGGCTTACTATAATGGTCGCCAACCCTAGGCCGCTCGACATTCCGTTGACGGTTGCGGTTTGCGCCGACACTGTTGCTATCGTCATAGACTGGGCCAACTGTGCTGAATGGCTTGTCACGAAAGGTGCGATCATCACCACCCGCCGCCTTGGTATCTACCGCGCTTCGCCCATTAGGGCTGGTGGCATAACAGTCACCATAGTTCACCCAACAGGTGCCAGTGGGTTTCAATACCCGCCAAACCTCGGCAAACACGCCAACCATCACGTCAAGATGTTCACCAAGTGTTGGTTCAAGGCCTAGTTGCCCATCAACACCGTAATCGCGCAGGCCCCAATAGGGCGGGCTGGTTACAACACAATCAATGCTGCCGTCCGCTATCAAGGCAAGCTGTTCGCGCACGTCACCAACCATGATTGTGGTATCAATGGCATTGCTCACGCCGCCACCCTCTTTTCAATGAACTCTTCACGGTAAACCTCAAGCCCCATGTTCATAATCTCAAATCTAAGGGCGCGCTCGGTGATGCGGCGCTTCTTGGCCTCAGCCTTAAAGTCGAAGTCGGGTCTGGTCCTAAAGCCGGAACCAATGATAGACTTTATGCCGTTTCTACCCTTGAGCTCGATATGCAGCCGGTGAGCTTTGCCCACTACCGCGTCCTTACTGAAACCAAGAGCTTTTCCGATGCGGATTGATGAACAGCCGTCGTCAGCCATAAGGCGCAAGGTGGCTATTTTTTCTTTTGTCCAAGGGGATTCGTTCATGATGCCCTCTTTGCCAGTAAGGCGTGCTTGGCCCAATCGGGTTCAATTTCTAAGGTATAAGCCGTATAGTCGAGGATGCCGAAAGCGTCGGCTTCATCCTGATTTCGGGGTTCGATGCCTCGAGCGACGCACTCGTCCATAGTTCTTCGTTGCGCTAATTCACGCTTTAGGTTCCCACTGCCTATGAAATGCCTACGCCAATCTCGGACAACTGCTTCAGTGCAATAAATGTCTCTTTTCGTGCATAGATATTCAATGAAACCAGCTAGCGACATTAGTTTGCGCGCGGTGTTCTGATTGGTTTTTGCTCCCACCCAAGGAACTTCAAACGCTGCGATGTTTATCTTGTGCATGATGCACATATCGTCAAACCAACGTTCAAACTTGGCGAGGAACAAGCCGATGTCTTCGCCAGTATTTGGGAGTGTATTTCTCCCCAACAACGGCGGTGAACCGGGCACCCAAACAGCGAACCCGGTTTTTAACGAGGCCTGGTCTAATATGAGCAAGCGCTTTGTCATGCTATGCGGCCTTAGCGAGTGCGGGCTGCTCGTTAAGCACTGCCTGCCCTAGTGGCAGTGCAGCAAGGCCACCCAAGGCATGGCGAACCTGATCGAAACTTTCTTTGTGATCGTCGTTGAGCTTTGTACGAATATCCAAGACTTTGTTTGAAAGTCGGCGCTCACGGATAACGGCTGCCAAAACAGACTTTGTTACACCGCAACGATCGCAAGCCTCTTCTTTTACGTCATTCATGTCCTGACGCTTAGGGGCACAGGATCCTTTGGCCTCGTCCATAGTATTGTCAATATCACCTTGGATGTTATCGATGCGATCCAGATAGACTTTCAATTTTTCGCCGTCGTAGCCGTTGTGGCCTGGCTTCGGCGTTTGACTTAGTTTCTTTGCCATTGTCGGTTTCCTTTCAGGTTTGTCGGTGGTTACTCTGCGGCTGCCATTGGCCGCTTCTCGTTGTTGAGTTCGTTTTCGATGTCCGCCTTCAATTGCTCCAAGACCGTGATGGCCTCAGAAACTTCTTTGTGGATTTGAGAGTTCTCTTGACGCGTGCGCCCTGCCCCGTTCGGTGAGTCGGGCTTGCTGGCTTTTGCATAAGCGCCGCCAATATCTCCGACCTCCTTCATCACCATGGAAAGGCGAATATCGATGCCAACAGAGCTTCGGTTTGAACTTCCCATTGCGGCGATGTGACTGCGGGTTTCGCTTTTAAGAGCGGCGGCAAGGATGGTGAAGCCGTGATCGGTATAAAGAGCGGCATCAATGCGAGCAGCGTCTTTCACGCTTACCTGCGTGGGATGGAACGGGTTCATGGCCTTTTCAAAAGCCCATCTGGTTTTTCCGGTGACCGCTTCAAGCCTGTCAGGATTGAGCGCGTTGACCGCTTGCTGTAGCGCTGCTTCGACTGATCCCGGTTCCCGCCTATATGTCATTCCGTTTCAACTCCCCTGTATCGGACTGGTGTTTCTTGAGCTTTTGGCCCAGCTTCCTATGTGTCGGTGCGACTTACTGCCCCGTTAGTCGTTGGTTCCTTGGGCCGGGCCCGCTGTTGGCTACTCCATACTCAGCGAGCCCGGTTTCCGTCCCCTTGCGAGAGGAGAACGAATTAGGCGGCTTCCGAAAGTTTGTTGTCCGAAAAAGAGCAAGTATAATCTTGTGGAATAATTGCCTCCAACTTCCGGAGGGTTTCAGATGTTGGGTTCCAACTTTCCTTGCCTAAATTTCGTAGCGTCGTGTCATTCATCTTTGCCAAGGATGCCAATTGAGACTTGCTAAGATTATTGTCGCGAGCGAATTGGCAAACGCGCTGGATGGACCTATCGATCAGTGCCATAGCTGGTTCCTCTATCATTTGGGCGCAGTGTAATCGCATTATGATGCGTTTGCAATATTTTTCGCATTACTATGCGTTCGCATTATTGTGCGGTTGATGTTACGCAACGGTATTCGCTTTGGAGATGATTTTAGGGTCTGGCCTATGACTGGTTCTTCTGAACAGCTTAGAAATAAACTATTAGACATCATGGCCAAGCATGACATGAAGCAGTCTGTATGGGCTAGAAACTCGGGAATAGCCGAAGGGACGCTAAGAAATTTTCTAAAAGGGCTTAGCCAAACACTTACTTATGACGTTCTGATAAAGTTGGCAAAAGGCGCAAATTTGAGTATTAATGATCTCCTTGGAGATACCAAAGCCCCGCATTCAGAACCCAGCCCTTCAGTACGCTTGAATGAAGGTATAACAGCCCAAATTATTCTACCGCGAGAATATCGAGAAAGCGGAAAGCCACTAATAGATGCTTTAATCACCGCCAAAATCGGAAATAGCCACGAACGCTTATTCAGAATTAGCCGGGTTGGAGAATTGTTGGTGCTTTACCCAACCGATTATAAGGGCAACACCGAAGCAGCTATTCCTTACCTTCCAGATGCCGAATGGGACACTGGCACGCTAGAAATGGAAGGGAAAAAACACACCTGCCGCATAACGGGTGTCGTTCGCTCTTTAACAATCCCACACAGCTTGTAGGAATTGGTGCCATTACTTCCTGTGAACTTGTCAGCAGATCGTTACCATTTCCGACACGCCGAGCCAAATCGCTCGACATATTTGCGTTTTCCATATCAACCCCAATCGAATGAACATTTGTTTCATCAAATTAGGTCAACCAGCCTGAACACTGTCCAGCTAAATAGTGGTTTTGTTTCTTTTCAGATACATTTATCAAAAAGAATGTATCCTTTGAAGATACATTCTAAGTTGTATCCCCCGAATCAGTGCAAGCCTTTTTGATAATCTTTATCTTCATTTTCAAAATCATCTTTGATGAGAAGCATCCCTTGGCATAAGCGCAAATGGTCCACCATTTTGTCGTAACCCAGGCCCTCAAAAAACTGCACGCATTCTTCGATCATATCGAAACCAATTTTTTCGTCCTTATCCAGATGTTCAGGGCTTTCATATGCAGGCTTATTTTCGAAAGGATTGCCCATCATTCTGCCGCCATTAACTTGAGACTTTGATTTTCATATATATCAAAACTTCTGTTTACTGGTCGGCGCATATTCAATCGCTCGGTAATTTGGCGCAACTGCTGCTGGAATGACGGACGGTAATGGCAGACTTGCGCATCATCTTTGCCAAACTTTTCAACGGGACGCCAAACATGCGGCATTCCAAAAAACTCATTAGAATTATGGGTAATGCGCGGCTCTTGCACCATGACAATTTCGTCAACGCCGTAAAGGATGCAGAATTCACAGAGTGTACAAAACATATCAGCGCTGATCAGTTCAAAATGATCCCGACTTTGCACTAGCTTTTTATCGATGGAAAAGCGCGATAGCTCCCAAACGTTTTCGGCGTGAGGGATATAGCCTTTCGCCAGATCTGGAAATGTATCAGCCAACATATAAGGCCCGGTCGTTCGCAGCAGCCTAGATGTACCTATCACAGAGCCTTGCTGCTCATAGAGAATATAAACGGTATCATCCGTATCATACTCGTCATATTCAAGGCCGTCGCGGCTGTTAACATCCCAACCGAGTTCATCATGAAAAATTTCATGCCTAACCCTGTACATTGTCTTTCGAATTTCAGGGAAATTATTAAGTTCCGCCCCAGTCGCTAAAAATGCCATGCCTGCCCCCTCATAAATGAAAGGGCCAACGTGCTATACTAAAACAGTCTGGGGAAACCCCCAAAAGGGGGAATGTTTGTAGTCAATAAAATATGTGCCCGTCCCGCACAGCAATCATACAAGCTTCTGTGGCGTTTTGCGCGCCAAGCTTTATCCGCACGCTCTCGAGCCGTGATTTAATGCATTCAGGGGAAACGTTCAGCAAAGCGGCGGTGCCCTTGATGCGCTTACCGTGTGCAATCCCAATCAAAGTTTCACACTCGGCGTTTGTAAGTCGAACAGTATCCAGTGCGCCCGCTGCTATTTGCTCGGAAAAACGCTGACATTCCACCGCAATGTGAATTAAAGCCGCCGAGAATTTATACGACACTTCGTTCGCTAGGTTTTCATTTGAGGTTAGAAAAGAAAGGCACCCAAATTTACCAAAAGCCCCTTTTACGGGAAGAAGCATTCCATCCCTGACATCGAAGTCGGCAGCAAGCGACATAACCGCGTGCCCTGCCCCGGTTAACTTTCTACGATTAATTACGGTATTCCATGCCAGAGCCTTTTCGCCAGTTAGCGCGGCCTCGGCAAAAATTGGATCACAGAAAAACAGCTCACGCCTATTATATTCCTCCGCCCATTCTGGCGGCCGTGTATCAATCACCAGATAATCTTTTTCAACCCCGTACCACCAGATCATTCGATCAAATCCCAGATATGACTTAAGGGACTCTAATAAACTTTGGAATTTTGCAACGCTTTTGCAGTTCGCAGATTCGACAACAAAATTTGTCATTAAGTCGATAGCTTCTGTATTCCACGTTTTCATAGGATCGTTTCGCTTCTGTTCCTATTAGTTGTAAATGAGAGCTTTACACACTTATTAATAAACCACTAGTGTTTAAAACTATAGCACCTGGGGGTGGAGACAGTTGTTGAACGAGTTAGAGTTGAACTGCCAAGTCGGCGAACGCATAGCGTTTGTGCGTAAGCGGCTGGATATATCACGCGAAGAATTGGCGGAAAGAATTGGATGCGGCTATCAACAAGCCGGTAAGATTGAGCGCGGACAAAGTAGCTTAACAATATTCCAATTTTTAGGCGTCTGTGATGCGCTCGCTATACCGCCAAACGCATTGCTTCATGAGTTATGCCAAGCGAAATCTCAAGACTTCCAGAACACAATCATATCATTACTAATGAGCGAGTTATCACCCGTAGAAGAACTTCATATAAAGAAAGTTGCTAGGGTCTTGTCAGACATTGCCTCTGGTAAAGCTGAACAAATCTAATAGCTACTCCGCACTCAAAATCGTTGCTCTGCACCCTTCATTGCTCACCACGGCCACCGCGGCGCCAACCGTATAGCCACCAAAGCCATTTTTAGCACGGTACTTCATGGTTAAGCTGTGCGTGCCTTCAGGTGAAACGGGCGTAATTCTGGTCTCAATGTGTTCAAAACTGCCCGGGTCTTTCAGCCTGTCCTTGATATAATTTTCAACGCCTCGGTGCGAACCATCCCACGCACTCAAACAATGAAAACCCTTGCGCTTTTTATTGGCGGCTTCTCTGCCCTCTTCCTCGGCTTTCAAGCGCTTCAATTCTACAACCGCCGCATCTCTCTTCGTTTCATAGTAGGATACTTTTTTTGTAAATCTCTCATCGCCGGGGGAGAGTTCAACAAGCTTTTTATATGCCAAAATATTCCCGACAAAATCGCTGGCCGGGATTTTTGCCGCTTCAGCCATTAAAACCTCAACTTCAGCCAGCCGTTCTTGCTCACGCTCACGTGTAATTTCCTCAAGCCGCGAAGGATCAAAAGCCTCCAGATATTCGAGGTACAAACTATTGCCGATGCCAGGGCCAAAAAACACAACGACCAAAATCCCGGCAACCCACAGCCACCGCCTTCGGGCTGCTTTTTTGTGTAGTTTCACATCTAAAGCAAGCTGATCTCTTTTATTTTGTCTGGTCCGGGCAATTTCTTCGGCCCAGCCCTCTGCAAACGGCTCGCCGCACTTGGGGCAAACCGTTGCCCGAGCCGATGTTTCATTTGCGCACGTCGGACAGCGCTCCAAATTAGCCATAAGTTCCCCCTCACGTTGCCTAGCAAATAGGCCCGGAAACGCGTGGAAAGTCAATCTGTGGCCTAATTTGGTAAATATTCGCATTATTATGCGTTTTTATTATTGACTAATTCGCATTTAGATGCGATATTACACTCATAGCAACGGCCAAGCGGGCTTTTTACCAACTACAGGTTCAAACGCTCAACGGTTCGTCAGCTACCGCAAAAGCCCGATACAGCCAACAGGCACACAGAGCAGCGGTTTTGAAACGAAATGGGGTACGGCACATGAACGCAGCATTACAGAACGCAATAGTTAAAGCGGAACTTGCAAGGAATACAGCCCGCCGCCGCCACGCGGATCGCCTTTCTCACACCATTACTGATCTGGACTTGAAGGGCTGGTTTATGGCGACACACCCTAACGGCAATATTCCAACTGATCCTTGCGAACGCATAGAATTGCTTTTGCCCATTCGCGACTATTTCGCTTCGTCTCACAACAACCTTGTTTTTCAAAAAGTGGAGGCCGCGATTTGCCGCGAGTTGAAGCGCGAAGAAGAACTTAACAGCGCTCGGGAGGCGGCGTAATCATGGGCACTGTAACCAACATAAACCAATTCAAAGTTTCCTCCCCAGCCCGGAGTGACAAAGGGAAAACGGCCCCCACCCAATTCCCTCCTGTAACGTCACTCCGGGCTGGGGAGGACCGCAACTTAGCCGAAGTCAGAATGGCGACATGTGTGCGTGAAGCCGATGCTCTTTTGAGTGAGGCAAAGCGCCAATCTGCCATCCTTCGTACTCTGGACGCGCCGCAAGCAGACGCCGCAATGGGCATGCTCATAATGGCCCGCAAAAGCGCCCGAACAGCGGTTGAACTTATTAACGGCCCACCCCCAAAAGAAAGCGCTTAATCATGGACGATCAGCAGACAGTCAACGGGCGAGTTATGCCTTGTTCAGAGGAACGCCGCGCCAGCCAGTTCACCGATATGCAACAGATGGCAAAGATCACGGCCCGCTCGGCGTACAGCTACTTGGTCCAGCAGGAGCTATTCATGGACAACAACATAGACCCGCAGATTAAGGGCGTGTTGAAGTCCATGCAGGCGAATGCGGAAGACTTGTACGCTCTAATCTCAAAGCGTGCCGCATGAAGCGCGACCTTTACATAGACCGCAACCGTATGCGCACCCGCATAAGCCCCTACCAGTTTAAGAAGGCCGCGTTTGTTAGTTTTGCCTTTGTGGCCGGGTGCTTGGTTTTAGCAGCGGGGGTGCTGTGATGATTGATCTTGGAACGCATGAAATTAAATCGAAATACGTTAACGGGCCAATGTACCTCACGATGGGTGAGTACGGTGATGGCAGCCCTGCCCTTATCATAAACACGCCCTCGGGCGAAGAAGTTGCTATCGCGACTGTTCGCCTAGATGTGCCGCCGCGTGCAGGGTATCTATGGCTCAAAGGCTGGTCCGAAAACGAGGGCATACCGGCTGCATTAGAAGACTGCGGGCTTGTGAAGCTTACCGGGAAAACGCGTCCAACGGGGTTCGTTTTAGCACTCGAAGCCGAGTTCGTGCCTGCAACCATTCTTAAAGACGCCCTGGATGGAGGCACCAATGTCGCAGATTGACACACTCAGGTCGCTCGTTTTGGTCGTAGGACATAGGCAAGAAATTACTGATGAGGAAGTTTTGTCTGATGCGATTGATTTCATAACCCGGACAAAGGACTTTCTGTCGATGGAGGGGTATCGGCGATGTGATATTCCTGCGTGCAATTGTCCGTACTGGCACGGAGGGCACGCATCTACACGACTTAGAGAAGTGAGCGACCTCATTCACGAAGAATGGATGTGGAAAGGGACGATCATTTCATCCCTTGAAGATATGGCAAAGGCTGCCAATAAACGTCCGACTGAAATGTACGAGGATGGAACCGCATTCTTGAATAGTATCGAGTGGGACGAAAATGGGCCTACATTTCATTCAGACCCTGGCTGCATTCAGTGCACAAGCGGCGCGACCCCAAATATTTATAACACGGGGCCATGTCCATATCACAGATTTGACGCCGCCCTCAAGAAAGCGAGGGGCGGGTGATGTCAAATCAGTTAATGGCCAGCCTCGATATTTACGACGTCGTCGAACAGTACGAGGCGAAAAAAGAAACCATTCCCACGCTGTTCGAGGAAATAAAAGGGCAGTGCAACAAACTGTCTTCCATGTGTTCCACCATGGGCGCTTATGGCGGCAGCCCTTTCAGGCATGAATTTAGGCACAATTACGTGGAAGACATGCTGGCAACGCTAAAAAAGTCTTCTTGGCGCTTCGTTTACCAGAAATTGAACATTAAACATATCGCGCCGCAAACGCACCTCAAGCACTTTGAGGGCTTGTTAGAAAAACCGCCGGAATTCGATGTTGAAAACATTCGTGGTGTCTTCAAGGAGTATGTGACCGACCCACGCTCGATGTCACTTCAGGCATTTGCAGAAATTTTCTGTCGGTTGGATAAATTCTACAAAAGCCACGACAACATGAAAGTCGGCGTCAAAGGTTTGCCGAAGCGTATCATTATAGCCAACTGCGGCGGCTTCTACCATCACGGCGCATCACAGCTGGCAGATGTGATCAATTGCCTCATGCGGTATCGCGGCCAGTACGATCTTTGCGTTACTGAGTACATGGCCAAGGACATATTCGAGGGGAAAAGTGCCCTTGAAGTATTTAGGAGCAGCACACCAGTAAAGAAACACGAAAAGCTTAACGCACTTTCGCTCGAAACTGAGCCGCACACATATCAGGGTCTAAAGTTCAAAGCCTATATGAACGGCAATTGTCATGTCATTTTTGACAAGCGCGCCCTTGGCGACATCAACCGCGCCCTCGCTGAATACTATGGTGAAATCCTACCCGATGCTTATGAACACACAGACAAGAAAGCTGAAAGCACAGCGGTTTCCAAAGACCTACAGTTTTATGGCACACCTCAAAAAGCTGCCAACTACATTATTGATGAAATCTCTTTCCACGATGGCGATGAATTCCTAGAGCCATCATGCGGCAAGGGTGCCTTGATGGATGCCATCCGCCGACATATAGCGGGCAAGTATTATCATTCAAGCAACCGACCGGCTGTCTCCATTACAGGCGTTGAGGTTCATGCACAAAGAGCACAGGAAACGCGCGACAAAGGCTTTTCCGTCATTTGTGCAAACTTCCTTTCTTGGCAAACCGATAGGCGTTTTGACAAGGTGGCGATGAACCCGCCTTTCTACGGGAAACATTACGCCAAGCATGTAGCAAAAGCCTATTCGCTCTTGAAGCCAGGAGGGGCCCTGTACGCAATCCTTCCGATCACAGCGAGAGACGGCCACGGCATTATTGACGAGACTTACGATAGCGTTAGATGGCGCGACCTTCCTGTCGGTTCCTTCCATGAAAGCGGCACCAATATCAACACAGTGTTGGCTACGATTTGGAAGGGCGAGTGATGATTTTAAGTTTCAGATTATCAATGCCAAATCGTGGTTCTTGGGACGGAAACTGGTCAGGCGAAGGGCACAAATATATCCGCACTCGCTCCTTTAGAACGAAAGCCGAAGTCGCGAAGGCACAGAAGATAGTAGACAAAGGCAGCTATCACTACTCATGGCCCGATGGCTGGGGTGCAAACGTCCGCGTTGAAATCATCAATTCCAAAGAGTCCGCCAAGATCAGAAGAAAAACCGACGGCTTCAGCGGGTATGACTGGATGATTGATTCCATCATCGAACATGGAGTTATCAAAGCATGACCTATTCCAGCCTCCCCAAGCGCCGTACAAAGCCCCGCAGGACCGCGCGCGAGGAAAACCCGCAGCATCGCAAGTGGGTACGAGGTTTCAAGTGCTGCGTAGACAATGGCGAGTGTTCACTCCGCATTGAGTGCGCCCATGTTCGCGGCGGTACTGATGGTGGCATGGGTAAAAAACCCTCAGACAAATTTACCATCCCCCTATGTGACACCCATCACGCGGAGCAACACCGCATCGGAGAGGCGCCTTTCGCCAAGCGATACGGCTTGAATTTGCTTGAGATAGCTGCCCGCCTTTGGGCCCAAAGCCCATACGGCAAGAAATTGGAGGCCGCGTAATGTCGATGCAAATCATAGCGCCTGGCTTTTACGACATACCCGAAGCTGACTACCACGCGGACCCTGTAAAGGAACCCTCCCTCAGCAATTCGATTGCCAAAGTAATGGTCAATGAATCTCCATTGCATGCTTGGGGCGAGCACTCGCGCCTCAATCCGCACTATCAGGCCACGCACAAATCCGCGTTTGACCTCGGGTCAACTTGCCACGGCCTGCTACTGGACCAAGAAGATAACTATTGCCCAATCGATCACCCAGACTGGCGCACCAAAGATGCGAAAGAACAACGAGAACAAGCCCACGACAGCGGACGGATACCATTACTTAAAAAGGATTTTGACCGGGCTCGGGAAATGGCGGATAGCGCAAGACGCCAGCTCAAATATCACGAGGACGCTGCCTGCTTCCTAATGAACACTTGTCACAGCGAACGCACGATGGTTTGGCAAGAACAGAACGGGGTATGGTGTCGCTCGCGGATTGACCGCATGACTGCCAAGTCCTCCATCGTATTTGATTACAAGACGACCGCTCAAGGCGCGCACCCGGACAAGTGGGGCGGGCGCACACTGTACGATCACGGCTGCGATATGCAGGACGCTTTCTATTCGCGCGGCATCAAAACCCTTACTGGCGTCGAGCCAGCCTTCCTATTCGTTGTGCAAGAGACAACACCACCATATGCGCTATCTGTAATCAGCATGACACCAGTTGGCAAAGCCATTGGCAATGTCAAAGTCGAGCGCGCAATTGCAATGTGGGACTGGTGCACCAAGCACAACAAGTGGCCGGGATATCCAAATAAAACTGCTTATGTCGATCCACCTATATGGCAGCAACGCGAGTGGATTGATGAAGGCGGCGAAGGCACATCTACTAGCCATGAAGAAACCAAAAGCATCTTCAGATCTTGGGAAAAAGCCCAAGCCCCTATTAACGAAAATAAGGAAGCATCATGACTTTCCATTTCCGCCCAGCCGTCCGTGAGGATTCCATGCCGCTTATAGCACTCTATAGTCAGTCTGGATGCGGCAAGACCTTTTCAGCACTTCTACTAGCCCGCGGCATTGTCGGCGATGAAGGAAAAATTGCTATGATCGACACCGAGTCAGGTCGTGGCAGTTTATATTCCGATCAAATACCCGGCGGGTACGATACGCTCAAACTGACCGAGCCTTTTTCTCCACAACGATACATTGAAGCAATCCAAGCAGCCGAAGCAGCTGGCTATGATATCGTGGTGCTCGATAGCGTTTCCCATGAATGGGAAGGCATTGGCGGCGTCATCGATATGGCAACCGATATAGAAGAGACTTCTGGCAAAAAAGGCCTGCACTGCTGGAACAAACCAAAGCAACAGCACAACAAATTTGTTTTGAAACTTCTCGGATCAAATGTCCCAGTGGTCCTCTGCATTCGCGCAAAATACAAAACGCGCCAACGCGGCCGTGACGTGGTGAAAGATGACCATGTTAGCCCCATCCAAGCCGAAGATTTTATCTTTGAAATGACACTCCATGCGGAGGTTTTGCCTAATCACAGTATTCGGCTAACAAAATGCTCGCATCCCGACTTGCGCGGATGTTTCGAGGAAGGAAGCCCAATAACGATCCACACAGGCGCGAGACTTGCTGAGTGGGCAAAAGGAGGCATCAAACAGCGTCCCGCGATTGAGGTGTTGGAAGAAGCCCGATTTGCTGCTCGAGAGGGCAAAGCAAAATTTGATGCTTGGTGGAAACAAGCCAGCAAGGCCGACCGTACTCATGCCAGGACTGTTTTGGAAGAATTGAAAAAGCTCTGTGACGAGCACGACAATCCGGATGCTGATGACGACCCGTTTGCAGGCATGGAAAGTCCTCAACAACAAGCTACACCAATGGACGACGAAGCGCTCGACGCCTACTTGAGCATGATCCTTGCGGCGGACACCATCCAAACCATTGAGGGCATAGAAAGCATGCACCGCGAGCGCTTCAAGGCCACTCCGGACAGTTCAAAATTGATGGGTGTTCTGGACGCACTCGACGCCAAACGTGCTGAGCTTTCACCCCTCGACTAACCCCCGCCCAATACAGAGACAAAGGAACCGACATGAGAAATGACCCAGACCCCATAGATATCCACGTAGGAGGCCGTGTACGCAACCGCAGAAAGCAAAGAAGCATGTCTCAGACAACGCTTGGCAAAATACTGGGGATCACGTTCCAGCAGGTCCAGAAATATGAGCGAGGGACCAACCGAATAGGGTCCAGCCGCATGTTCAGGATATCCGAAGCGCTTGAAGTGGAGGTGGGCTATTTCTTTGAAGGCCTACAGCCCCCTGCCGAGCCTTTGAAGATCAAACAAGCCATCAAGAAACTCGCTAATCAGATAGGCGACCTAGCGGAAGCGCTCTGATCACCGAGGGCGAGGCGGGCTGACCCGCACCTAAGCCACTAGACGAGGCCCGCCTTGCGACTATTCTCAAAGAGGAAATAACATGCCAACTTCATTAAATACCGCTTCGCTGAAGGTTCTGGTGGCCTGCGAGAGAAGTGGCATGGTGCGGGCGATAGCGACTGACGGCCACCGCCTAGGCTGGATCGATACGGATATCCCCTCGCCCAAAGCGATGCGCATCATACTGCGCGCTGACTTGCTGAACAGACTAAAACCGCTGGCCAATATTTGTTTGGACGCATTTTTTGGCTTTGATGCAGCCGCTAATGTTTGCAGCATTAGTTTTGGCAATACCCACATTGTATCCAAGCTTATTGATGGGGTATTCCCTGATTGCAACAAGGTCATGCCAAATAATGACAGGGTAGAAGTGCCCGTTGACACCCGTAAAATGATGGCTGCAATAGGAAATATAACAAAGGGCCTGCCCCGGAAAAATACTGGCGAAGGCATCAAAATATCAAAGCCAAACGGCAAGTTTGTTTTGGAATATAGCAGCCCGGAAACCGGCACTTACATTCAGGAAATTGAAGCGGGCGGCGAACCCCTGCACAAGAATTTTGGCGTAAATATCCGGTATCTCGAAGGCATAATTAAAGGCCTGTCAGGGCGGGAAATTATCTTCTCCTTAGCAAAACCCGGTGACGGCAGTGAAGACGACTATGAAATGTCGTATTTTACCGGCCCAACAATCATCAAATCCGCAGGTGACCCGCTAAACACCCTTCTAATGCCGCTGCGCATTTAAGCAGCACAGAAGCCCATATATGCCAGCCACCGCCCATTTTAACAGAGTTTGGATAAAGCCATGAAAACAATGAAACGCGGACTTTCAGCCATCGCAGGCGGTGCAATTGTTTCTGTCAGTGTCAGCCTTTTTACCACGCTGGGGCTCGGCGAAGCGGCGGCCTTGTGGGCGGCCACTGTGGTGCTTTTGTGGCGCGGCGGCATCAAGGCCTGATCCCTGCCCTGTGTATCGCACACCAGGTTTGTTCTGAGTACTCGGCTGGCGGTGTCTCGGTTGCCACCCTACCACCGCCAGCCGTTTTAACCACCAAACCGGAAACAGAATTTCAAGATAAGGGGTGCTTCACAATGTCAGACAAAAGCAAAATAGAGTGGACCGATGCGACGTGGAACCCGGAGGCGGTGCATGCCTGAGCAGTCCTTAGAAATCAGCGCCCCCTTGACCACAGAAGCACCACCAGCTGATGCGATTAAGGTCTTCATGACATTCTGGCTATGCACGTCAGGCACGAAGGAGAAAGCCAATGGCTAAATTGTCCTCGACCGCAACTAAGGGACCGGAAGACTTTAACCTAATCACTGACAAGCTGATTGCTGAAGCGCGCAGATATGAGAACGGCTCAGTGTGCGTCAGTGATATTAAACCGGGGTGGTACGAACATGCGGACAGGAAGCCATTTAAGCGCAAAGGTGTGTGGTGTGTTCATAACTATGGACCTACGCCGCTGCTTAGCTATGAACGCAACACCTTTGGCGATATTCGGTTCCGTGTACGGAGTTACGATTATACTGCCACATCTATTTTGATTGAGAATGACGGCGGCAATTGTCCTAAGTGGTTCAAAGAGCCGGTACACCGGCTATGCGCGCCGCTCTTTATGAAAAATAGCCTTCGCCGCTGGACTGATATTATTAGCTACCTTGTTGAAGCCAGATACGAAACCGACCTCCCAGAACAATATCGCGAGAGAAAAACGGAGGCATGCTGTGCCTAGATCGTCCAAAGATGGCGAAATCATCATTGATAGCTTCGCAGGCGGCGGCGGGGCATCGGTCGGCATTGAAATGGCGCTTGGGCGCTCGCCCGATGTGGCAATCAATCACGACAAAACAGCCATCGCTATGCATGAAGTTAATCACCCCACAACCGAACACATCTGTCAGAACATTTGGCAGGCAATCCCCAAAGACGTTGCTCGCGGCCGCCCTGTGGGTTTTGCGTGGTTTTCGCCCGACTGCAAACATTTCAGCAAAGCCAAAGGCAGCGCCCCGGTAAAGCGCAACATTCGTGATCTTGCTTGGATTGTGGTGATGTGGGCAGAGCAAGTGAGGCCGCGCGTGATTGTGGTTGAAAATGTTGAAGAGTTCAAAGGCTGGGGCCCAGTAGGTGAAGGCGGCATTCCCTGCAAGCTTCGTAAGGGTGAAACTTTTGATGAGTGGGTGAAGTCGCTGCGGCGCGCAGGCTACAAGGTAGAATGGAAGGAATTGCGCGCATCAGATTACGGCGCCCCAACCATCCGCAAACGCCTATTTGTGATTGCTCGCTGTGACGGTCAGCCCATCGTATGGCCTAAGCCGACACACTATAACCCAAAAAAGAAGTTCATACGCAGGAAGGGCTTAAAGCCGTGGCGCGCAGTCGCCGAAGTGCTGGATTGGTCTTTGCCTTGCCCCTCGATCTTTATGACCACCGCAGAGGCCAAAGACTGGCGGCAAGCCACCGGGCAGAGCGTTAAGCGGCCATTGGCAGATGCCACGATGCGCAGGATCGCCCAGGGCATTAAGCGTTTCGTGATCGATGCTGAGGAACCTTTTATCGTAACAGCCAATCACCAAAGCAATAGCTTCAGGGGCCAAGGCTTAACCGAGCCAATGAAAACCATCACGGCAGCGCGTGACGCCCAGGGCTTGGTAACACCGTTTCTGACCGAGCATGCAAATGCCAGCGGGCAACGCAAATGGAGTGCAGAGGAACCGCTGCGAACCCAGTGTGCCAATGTCAAAGGTGGGCATTTTGCGCTCGTGTCACCAACCTTAGTCCAGACTGGATACGGTGAACGACCAGCGGAATATAAATGTGGCGAATGTCATGAGATATTCAGCGACAAACATGCCACCGGCATTGGGACGCTAGCGCCCGCCGAGTGCCCGCACTGTGGCGAAGAAAGTAACATTTCGTTGGTCAGGGCTGGGCAGAAACCACGCGCCCCCGGCATCGAAAAGCCGTTAGGCACGATTGTAGCCGGTGGCGGCAAACATGCGCTCGTTGCGGCCTTTATGGTCAAGCACTTCGGTGGGGTAGTGGGCACTACCCTCGACAACCCGGCACCAACCATTACGACCCGGGGCACACAAAACCAGATTGTTGCAGCAACCATTGAACGACAATTCGGGAAATCAGCCGGCAACGATGCCAATGAGCCTCTGGCTACAATAACCGCTGGCGGGGGTGGCAAGGCTGCATTGGTGGCTAGCAACCTGGTTAAGCTTCGTGGCACATGCAAGGACGGACAGCCAATTGACGAACCTGCACCAGGGCTAACCGCAGGCGGCAACCATGTTGGCGAGGTGCGCGCGCTTTTGCACAAATATTATGGTGCCGAAACCGGTCAATCGCAAAGCTGTGCCGAGCCTATCCACACTATACCAACCAAAGAGCGCTTTGGCCTCGTTACCGTTGAAGGCCAATCCTATCAGATAACCGATATTGGCATGCGCATGCTGTCACCGCCCGAGCTTTTTGCCGCGCAAGGTTTCCCGCCAAGCTACATCATTGACCGCAAGCCAGACGGCAGCAGAATAACCAAAACCGCACAGGTTTCATGCGTCGGCAACAGCGTATCGCCGCCACTGTCCGAAGCCATCACCCGCGCCAACGTGCCCGAAATGGCGGCACTAAGGAGGGCAGCGGAATGAGCCGGTCCTCAGTTGTCACGGCTATTGCCGATCTGGTAAAGCGCCGCGCGCTGTTTGTCTGCAACCATTCTGGCGGCAAAGACAGTCAGGCGATGCTGATCAAATTGCGGACTATCGTACCCGCGTGGCAAATTGTAGTCATCCATGCCCACCTTCCGGGTGTGGAATGGAAGGGCACTTATGATCATGTAAGGCGATATTCAGAAGATTTGGACCGCATCAAATGCGTGGCCACTAAAACATTTTTTGAAATGGTGGGACGGCGGGTCATGTTCCCATCGCCAAAGTACCGCCAATGTACTTCCGATCTTAAACGTGGCCCTATTGAACGCGAAATTAGGCGCTATCTCAACAGCAACCATGAATACGGTGGTTTGATTGTAAATTGCATGGGGCTAAGGGCGCAAGAGAGCACCAGCAGAGCGAAGGCAACACCATTTAAATTCAATGACAGGAACAGTAAGGCGGGCCGTGAATGGTACGACTGGCTACCAATCTTTGAAATGAGTATCGAAGACGTATTTGCTTCAATTAAAGCTGCTGGGCAAGAACCTCATTGGGCCTATCAGGCTGGCATGACCCGGCTGTCTTGTTGCTTCTGCATTATGGCCAGCAAGGCTGACCTAACCACCGCCGCAAAACTTAATCCCGAACTTTACGCCCAAATGGTCGCGCTGGAAAAGCGCATTGACCAAACAATGATGATGCCGAGCAAGACGAAGGGTAAACAAACGCTGGAACAAATTACTGGCATCAAAGCTGGGCCTGCGGAGCAAGCCGCATGACCAGATCGTCCTCAGTTGGTGGCTACAGTAAACTGACTTCGCTTGCCGGTTCACCACACTTGCAGGTGAAATTAAAATGGCGCTCGCCACCGGTTCCCCCTTCCAGCTTTAGCGTGTCCACTTTGTCAGTAGGCAGCCCGTCAGCGCTAAGCAGAACTTCACCGCACCCCGAACATTCTATTGCGGCACCCCTTGATTGCGCCAGTGCTTCAAGAGCTTGTTTGATCCTGCGATCTGTATGTTCACCCATTCTATCCCCCTATGCGTTTTCTAGCCTTGGCCTGCGCATCACCGCGGCCTCCGAACTTGTTATACAGCCAAGTAGAGCTCAGACCAAGTGTGCTGCATATGACGGCCATCACAAGGCGAAGAAGGCGGGCAACGCTCTTAGAATGCCACCCGCCTCCAACAAGGCCCGCCCTTTGGCTCACGATTGGGGGTCAGATCGCCGCGCGCTAGCCCGGAACTGTCATACCAAGCGCACGGATATTGTCAAACAAACACAGGGGTTTTGCCATGCCTAGAAACATGTCTTTCGCTCTAACAACGCCTCAATTCCTTGACGGCAGCAAGACAGAAACCCGGCGCACAGGCTGGCAGTTTCTGGAAGCTGGCGACAAGATCATGGCAGTTGAAAAGGGCATGGGAATACCGAAGGGCCAGAAGATAAGGCGCTTGGGCCCTTGCACCATTGTCAGCGTTCACCGCGAGTCTTTGAAAGACATCAAACCCGCAGATGTAATTGCTGAAGGCTTCCCGGATATGACGCCTGCACAGTTTATAAAATTCTTCTGTGACAGCCACAAAAACTGCACCCCACTCACGCCGGTAACGGTGATCCGATTCAAGCGTGACGAACTGGTTCTTAGCGGCGGCACTAGCTCAGGCGCGCCTGACATTCGTCTGTATGGGGAAAGTGCCATTAAACGCCCCGCCTCAACAGGAGATAAATGATGTTTAATGGCCGTGAAATGAAGGCAATTAAAACGATGATTGGTGTGTCGGAAATTGCTGAAGAGGTTAAGCACCTACGCGTTGAAAATGAGTGGCTGAAGAAACAGAACAAACAACTCATTGACGCACTTGCCAAATCAAGCCGGAGTGAAGCGATAGAGCGCATTAGAGAGGCTGCCCTTTATGCCGAAAAGCTAGGGGCAGGAATGTGGATCACCCCAAAAGGCATTCATCTTTCACTAAGAAGGGGCTTTCTGACTACGATGCGAGACGTGTCTTTCAAGGACATAGAGCATTGTTGTTTCAACCCCCTGAAGGACGAGATAATGAAGATGGAGCAGCAGTTTGACACCTCACCCCCCGCCCCAGCAGGAGAAGAAAATTGATGCATAGAATTGCTTTTATTTTAATTTTCACGCCGTTCATTTGGAACTTGAAAGCTACCAGCCAGACGGGGTTAAAGCTGTATAAAATTGGGCCTCTTAGCGTAGGTATTTCATTTGAATTAGAGCATTGCAACCACCGCAAATCTAATAGCGGTTTGAAGGGAAAATAACCATGTCACGACGCGCGGCTGCCTTCTATCAGGACGATGTAAAGCGCGCTTGCGCGGGGGCGCGGGCGGCGGGCTTAACAGTGAGGGGGGTTGAAATTGATCCCAATGGGCGTATTCTCGTGCGCTGTGATGAAATTCCCAGTGAAGAAACTGCCGTAAAGGGCTGGAATGAAGCGACGAAAAATGTTGCCTAAAGGTGTAACCCGCAACACTTCAAAGGGGCGGGTCTATTACCGATATCGCCGCGCGGGTTTCAATTACACTTTCAAAAACAAACCCGGCACCCCTGATTTTTTGCAAGAGCTCGATGAATGTTTGTTGGGCACAACGCCCGGCCTAAGGCAAGAAATACCCGGATCGATAGCAGCGCTGATCGCCAGATATTATGTGTCACCGCTTTTCAAAGACCTAAAACAAAGCACCCAGATCAATTACCGCGGCATATTGGAACGCTTTAAATCCTCCTACGGTGATCAAATTGTCATCGGCCTTAAACCGGCACATATCAGGGCGATTATGGAGGGCATGTCAAACCGCCCGATGGCGGCTAACAATCTGCTGAAAAAACTACGCGTCATCATGCGTTATGCGCAAGAACTGGATATGCGGCCCGATAATCCGTGCGACGGTGTGCGGCTATACAAACAAAAGGGCCAAGGGCACCACACTTGGGATGAAACTGAAATCGCCGCCTATGAGGCCCAGCACCCCATTGGCACCACTGCGCGACTGGCGCTCGATTTGTTGCTCTACACCGCACAGCGGCGTTCTGACGCCGTAACATTGGGCTGGCAGCATGTAAAAGGCGGCAACATAGCCGTCCGCCAAATCAAAACCGGGGAAATGGTGGATATCCCGCTACACCCAAGGCTTAAAAAGTCTTTGGAACAAACCAAAGGCAACATGACATTCCTGCTGACCAAGCTTGGAAAACCATTCACGGCAAACGGATTCGGAAATAAAATGCGCCAATGGTGTGATGAAGCAGGCCTAAGCGCCTGTGCTTCGCACGGTTTGCGTAAAGCCGCCGCGCGGCGCTTGGCCGAAGCCGGATGCACAACCAACGAAATCATGTCAATCACAGGACATAGAACCAGCAGCGAGGTTGACCGCTATACCAGGGATGCCAACCGTGTGCAAATGGCAGAAAATGCCGCGAACAAATTGTCCAACTTTCGACCCGGTTGGACAAAAACTTAAAATAACTCTTTAAAATCAATAACTTAAAAACAGGGTGGTGATCCCACGAGGACTCGAACCTCGAACCTGCTGCTTAGAAGGCAGCTGCTCTATCCAGTTGAGCTATGGGACCATGGGTAATGCGTGCGCAAG